ACCCGCCGTTTGGTTGGCGGATTGTTGTTGATTGTGAAGAAGCATATGTTTAACCCGTAATCCAGCATAACCTACATTACGGCGGTAAGTGGATTGTTGTTCTGCCCCAGGTGCGGGTAAAAGATTATTAACTACGGAGTAATTACCATAAACTAGTGATATACCCTTAGATGTTCCGCCCATTTGTCTTAACATATTCATTGTTGGTTCTGTATAAATAATGTGGTCGGTCAAAAGTTTTACCCCCGTAGTATCGATTGTTGGTAATCCTACCCCACCTACACCATTATTACCTACGGAGGTAAGAAATGGGTCACTTTCAAAATCTACCTCTAATACGAGGTAATCATTAAGGAGGAATACTGGAATAGTCCAGGGGTATAACTGGGGGAAAAGCATTGATAAACGGACTTGATACTCCGTAGGGTATGCTTGTCCTACTCTAAATTCTGCTTTAATATCATCATTGCCGTTGGATTGTGCTACCCCTAATTTAGCACTTTCAGCGAATTTTAGGGAGTTATATACCCCTCTTTCTATAATATAACGACGATTGACTACCTCATCATCCTTAAAATGATTATACATACTCATTAAATACCCGCTGTCATTTTGCTCGCAGATTATTTTTCCCGATGAGGTCTTCATAACCGCACGGGATATCATTGGGAGGCATCCTTGATACATACCGAGGCGGGAAGTCCCATTTGGCATTGATAGGGGTAAAATTAACGCTGATGATGTATCTAATACCCCTTCTCTCTTAATATGAAAAACTGCCCGTGATGCCGTAATAGTTTGTGGGTCATTAACTTCTGTTGCGATACGGCGAATAGCGGTTGGATTTTTTAGATTTTTCTTTTGTAATAAATTGCCTACGATATTGATTTGTTCGTCCATATTGTTTGTATTTTTTATAATATAAAATAAATAGATAAAAAAAATATCATAAAACATATTTAACTGACTTGATTTGCTCCGCTTGGATTTGTTTGGAGCATTCTATTACTTAATGTGAATACATGGACGTTATTAGGTGTCCCATCTTGTAATTCACTACCTACCCGTAACGCAAACATACTATTTTGAAATGATACAGATGCCGAATTACGTAATCTATCATAATTAATACCTATACCCGTATAAGCACGACCATCTGCTACATCGAATCCGTGTTTGCTCTGTCGGTGTGATTTAGTCCCTTGTGTGGTTGTAGATTGGAGGGTATTTGTAATACTTGTGAAACCTTGGAAACACGATAAAAATTCTCTATTTTTCAATGCTTCATAAACTCCGTTAGAAACGGCATCTCGTTCATTCAAAATGTAATCGAGTGGGAATTTTACGGAGTCCTTGTAGAAAATCAATTCTTTTACCTTTTGGTCGGCATCAGCACCATCAGCGAGTCGATTAGTGGTGAAAGCATTTGTTAGAAAGTTATTTAGATTAGCACTCTTAATGGTAGTGGAAAATACACTACGGACTTGATTTTGTGCGAATACTAAACTCAATTGGTCGTTAGATGATGAAATAACGGAACTAAATGATGTGTATAACGGGTAAGCGACTTGGTATTGGTTAGATGAAATCGGTGATGCGAGATTTACATAATTAAACGTGATGTTTGGATTAGTGATTTGGTAATAAAATGAACTGGCGTTTGCTCCGTGTAAAACTTGACTTAAACTATTCATAACTAATTCAATACGCAAACCCCCTAATGCTTGAAGATTCCATAAACTTTGGGACGAACATAAACCAGTCCGTAAAATCAATGATACGGGTAATGCTTGACTTAAACTTTCTGCTTGGCACGCATCACGACCGCACGCTCCGTAAAGGTTTGTAATATACTTTTTATAATTATTAAGTGATACTCCTGAAGGCATTGTTGCTGACGCCATAAACCCGTAATTACGTGTCTCCTCTAATACGTCATTAGTGGTCTGTTGTCTAATACGGATTAAATCCCATATACTATTAATCCCGATACGACTATCTAAATTAACATCCTCTCCAGCGGATAAATCACCTGCGGGAAACGCATTACCAGCGGTCTTTCTTACCTCTAATTCAAAATTTAAACGGAGTGTGCGTGGGTCAATCATCTTATCCGCTTGTGGAGCAATCTCAAAATTTAAGACGCTGTTATTTCTATAAGGGGAGTATGATGCTTGATTGTTAAGGGGGTGGACTTTTGCTTTGGATATTCCTACGACATTTACTTTACTCATTGTTGTATATTTTTTATAATATAAAATAAATAGATAAAAAAAATAGAAAGCATTACTCCGTAAATTGCTCTACCTTTGTTAAAACTTTTCTAAAGTTTATTCTAATACTTTTGCTCCATTAGGGTTAATCAAAATTGTTTTATCATAACAGACGAAGTTGTGATGAAGAAGATTTTTTGTATTAGTGGTAAATTGTAAATCCATTCTTAACTCTCCTTGTAAATCGGCGAGTGAGTATGTATTAGGGAATCGAGTTAATGCTCTACCTATCAGCATATCAGTATCTACATTTTGTAAATCCCTTACTTTAAATCCGCATTCTTTAAGTGCTTGGACTACCTCCCTTACCGCTTGTGCCGACCACCATCCAGCAGAGGTTCTTACCCGTTGGACGTTTGTTAGGGAGATAGCACGGGAGGGCGTCTGGAGTCCGTCTAATTTATAAACATACTGCTTGGGTGCTACCGATGTGTTATTAGGGGTTCTTAAATTATCTAAATAATATGTGCTACCATCACTGACATTTTCCCAGAAACTCAATACCGCCTTAACTTTGTCTAATTTACAATTAATTAGATTTGATATAACCAGTGCGTTCGCTGGACTATTTACGGGGTAATCATACCACGATTGACAGACCATTCCCATACCCTCACCACTACCTATTGCGGACTCGTATTTACTAATCATACCAGCGTCGGGTTTTACAATACCGCAGACCATCTCGACATTAGTGATATTCAATGCTGGAGTAGAGTTAGGGTCAGCGACGTAAACCATACCTCTACTTGCTCCCCCCGATTGACCTCCATCGGCACTAATATTCACGGAGGCGTGGAGTTCTAATACTAAATTAGTCCCCGCTACGGATACTTTCTTAATTTTACCATCTATCTCTGCTGGTTGTAATCCTGTCGATGTTGCTCCTATATAGTTAAATTTAACTGATTGACCCGCGTAAAATGGGAATTCATCGAGGGTGGATTGACCCGCTGTTGCCCCCGCCGTAGTATTAACCGCACCAGTGGTAATAGTAGTGAATGCTCCTACTACTACTCCCCCTACCACAGCGTTATTAAGGACTATATTAACTCGGTCTGCGTCACTCGCACCCCCCGTAAATTCGGCGATATTGTATGACATCGCTTGACTATAACCTACGGATTTAGAGTAATTATCTCTATCTCCATAATAGACGGCAGTTGTTTCACCTTGACTCCCTTCTGCTCCCTGTGCTCTTACGCATTTATAAGCATCGTGTTCTAATTCAATTTGGACTTCTAACGGACACGCAAAACACGGGAAAAGATTTGCCTTATCCCCTAACAATCCCGATAATGATAATTTCATAAAACACTCTATTTCTTGATTATCTTGTGTAGTATGGTCTGCTGGCACTGATGCCCTGTGTGTAAGGGTATTATTTTGTCTAACCTCTGCGGAATCTGCCCCGTAATACAATTTCTTCATTTCCTCTATACTTTCATTTTGAGTATAAGACCCGATTTTTTTACATAAGAGGTTATAATCCGTAATTTCTTCTAAAACACTACCATCTTTACGACTAACAATACGAACACTACGGACTAAACTCTCACTCGCACATTCCGTATCCATAAACCATGGTGCCCAGTGTGCGACGTCTGTTTCACCCGTAGCGGATGAGTCCGCAGTGCCTTTTGCTCCTACGGATAAGAAAAATCTAAAAAATGTCTCTTTAGGGTTTAGTAGCATAAGATTTTCGTTTAAATGGAATCTTAATACATCTGCGTTGGTATAACTGCTGTTTCTAATTTCATTGACGATTACTGATGAGTTATTCATACTGCTTCTTATTTTTTATAATATAAAATAGATAGATAAAAAAAATATTTGAATTTGTCATAATTAAAAAAATCGTGAAAATAAAAATCGTATAGTAATATTTAATTTTCACGATAAATTGAATTCGGTTATTATACCCTTTAAAAAAGGGTTATCAAAGCGATAATTTTGCTATTAAACTGCGTATTTACCCGCGATATTTCCTAAACCTCCCGTAGTTGCTTGCTTTAATTGATTTTGTGCGTCGGTTGTTTGCGATGATTGATTATTACTTGCTTCTACTTCCCCCGTAATTCCCGCCGCCATAGTCCCCCCTAATACTAAACCACCTATAATATTAAGGATAAGACCGATTGGAGCACCTACCCCCGTAGCGTCGAGTGCCGTTCCCGCCGCCTCTAAACCAGTTGCCCCCGCTACCTCTCCAGCGACCGCCCCCGCATCTACAGCACCCGCTACCGCCCCTGTAGTCGCATCTACCGCACCACTTACGGCACTACTCGTAGCATCTATCGCACCACTTACGGCACTACCTACTGCGGATGTCGCATTACCTACCGCTTGTGTCGCACTACTTAAAATACCTCCTATTGTGCTTCCTACGGCGTCTAAACCACTACTCGCCACTGCTTCGGTTGCGTCTGCCCCTAATTCTAAACCTTCTTCTCCCACTGCCTCAAATCCTTCCTCTGCGGGTTGTGCGACTTCTGCCCCAGTGGGGTCTAATATTCCTCCAGTGCCTTCTGCTCCCATATCCCCTAACCCTTCCTCGGGACCAGGTGCTAAATCAGTATCTTCTGCTTCCATAGGGGTATCATCATCAAAATCACCCCCCCTATCCGCATTAACATTATCACCAGCGGTCGCTACATCATCACCAGCGGTCGTATAAGGGGTTGATGTTGTTGTGCCTGTCATTTCTATCTCAGTGCCACCTTCACCTACACCCTCTTCTCCGCCCGCTTCATCTTCAGCGTCATCATCACCACCTTCTTTCTTACTATTATTACCCGATATTTTTGACCTTAACTTTTGATAATTGTCATAAACTCCTTTACCTAATGCTCCTACTGCCGTAATAGATGCTCCGCCCTTTTGAATTGAACCCATAAGTGTATCTGTATCGCTCGTTTGTGTATTGATATTATCTATCATTTCGTTAAATTTAGTTTCCGCAGATGCCTTATTAGCATTGCGTAAATCCGTAATCGCACTACCGCTACTATATGATGATACTATATCCATTATTCTTCTTCGTATTCTATATTATTATTCGCAGAAAATTTATCCGTAATATCTTCCTCAAAATTTCTAAAATATCGTGGTGCGTCTTTACCCTCTAATTTAACCATTAAAAATGAATAAGGTTGTTTTGTAGCGTAGTCAAATGTTTTCAAAAATTGCGGTTTTTTGTATTTTAATGCCCCGTAATAGTCATATAAATCCTCCCTTTCTTTATTACTACGGGTCTTAAATAAAAATACGGCAGTCGCATTATTCCTATAAATTGCCTTTGCGGTCTTTAATTTTTGGACGCAGGTCGCCATACTGATATTATTGTGCCTACTACGGGTGCTTAGCAAATCGAATTCATTATATACGTGTGAGTTTTTTTGGACGGCATCATCGTAATATATTAGGGTGTGAGGTCGCTCATCTTCGCTAAAACTTTGCTGATACTTCAATACATCTGCTATTATACTATTAATCGCTTTCGGGTTACTATATACATTACCCTCATATCTTTCTCTTAGGGGTTTTAAGGTCTTATCCTGTAATACATTAGGGGATACTAAAAATACTTCATCTAAACAATCGCATATCCCCCAGTCGAGACGCATACATAAATTAACCATTAAATTCGACTTTCCCACGTTCCTACTCCCTACCATAAGTATTACTTGCGGGGTATTAAAATCGGGCAGATTAGGGTGTAATGGTTTATTCTTTTTATTTTTTTCATCTTTCTTTACGGATAATACCTTTAAATCTACATTACCGATTTGTGGTTGTTCCGTAGTATTTTCTCCTTCATCATCACTCATAATACTTTACTTTATAATAATATTAGAAATTAAATGGATTATTTAAATGCGTGAATGGGTTGCTTTGAATAGGGTTGTAATAGTTAATTTTAGGTTTAGATGGTTCTTTCTTTTTATTTTGTGCGTTTGCTTGTGAAAATACCCCGTATAATTGTGTTAGTTCTTCGGGTGTTAGTTGTTGTATCCGTGATTTAGGGGGTTTTGTTACAGGTGCTTTACGGGTTTTCTTTTTCTTTTTTACATACACTATCTCTTCTTCACTACTTTCACTTTCACTTACTTCTACATATTTTACCCGCTTCTGTTTTTTTTGTTTTACGGGTTTTACAGGTTTCATATCCTTAAATGGGTCTTTTTTAGGTATCGCTTTAGGTTCAGTTTTCTTACGGGGTTTGCGTGTTTTTTGCGACATTTGTTTTAATTTTTCTTTTTGTGCGTTCATGTCTTCTCTCTGCTTTTTTAATTTTGCTCTTTCTTCTCTTACCCGTAATCTTGCGTGTTGTTTATTTAACTTCTCCCTTTGTTTCCTTATCTTTTCCATACTTTTCTTACTTGCCGTATCAAAAATATCACTCATATCGCTTTTTAGGGGTATATTACTGATTTTATCGGCATCTTTATTCTCTATTTCCTCACTTACCTCAATGAGTTCCTCCTTCATTTCTTCACTACTCTTTACGGGTATTTCATTAGCGGGTTTTATACTTAAATCCATTATACTCTGTATGTAATAATACAATATAAAAAATAAATTTTAAATTAACATTAAACTCATTTTTGCTTTTTCTTCCATTCTTTATATAATCTCATTTGCTGTCTCTCTACTTTCTTGTTACTTTTTCTCCTTACTCTTTCTTGTTGTTTGTCCGTTAAACTATCCCATTCTCTTCCTGGATATAAATCATCCATTACTTCCATACCTATCTGTTCCTCATCTTCTTCCGCCATTGGGTTTTTACGACTATCCACCCACTCCTCAAATGGCATTATTGTCCCTCCTCTCACGGGGTGGTTATAATCTACTACCCTATCTACTTCATTTATTATATATTCTAATGAGGTTGCTTTCTTACTCAAACGGGTATTGTTCCAGTATCTCGGGAGTTGGTCTGCGGATTTTTTCAAACGTATTGTTTTTTGTAACGCCCATTTTTTCCCTTCGGGTGTTTTTATAAATTGATTATATGTCGGTTGTGTAGGTTTCTGTTTCTTTGCTGGTTTCTTTGCTGGTTTCTTTGCTACGGGTTTTGCTACGGGTTTTGCTACGGGTTTCTTCTTCTTTCTATTCCGTAATCTCTGTAGTAATTTTGCTTTTGCCTTTTTTTTCATTTGATTTTCTAAAATCTTGTCAGTTTTCGCATCTTTTTTAAATCGACTTTGTATGGAGGTTGCTTTCTTTGCTACGGATTTCTTTTTCCCTTTACCGCACCCTTTACTACGGGCACAGGCGTGATATGCCCTTACCCCACTTGCTATTTTTGCTTTATGCGATGCTGATTGAGGCATTTTATTTTGACTTTTATATGTATAATAACGAATATAAAAAATCGTGAAAATAAAAAACGACTATAAGAATATTATTTTCACGATAAACTGATTACAGGTTTTATAATGTATATCCTATTTCTTTACTGAATGCTTCTTCGAATTCTTTACGGGTATTAAACTTTTTCTTTTTCACTCTGTTAAATATTTTTCTTGTGAATCTAAATGCGTGTCCGCTCGATTGTTCCATTAATTTCACTAATCTGTCCTCACCCCGTTTTTCGTTGTCGTAATATGCTCGTCTTTCTTGATATTTTTCATCTCTATACCCCTCGTCCTCTGCCTCGTAATAATCCTTAAGAAAGTTTTTGTAGTTGTTTCTTTTCTCTTCTTCGTCATATGTTCCAGGTTTGAATGATGCTTTTTTACCCCCTCCTCCGCTACGCTTGTCCTCCCTACCCATTGCTCTTGCCTCCGCTACTTCTTTCTTTGTCCGTCGCTTTCGACGAGGTTTCTTTGCTACTTTCTTTTTCAATTCCATAATCTCCTCCCCTTGTTTTTCATTAGTTCTATCACTTGTCCCTTGCTTCTTAAATCTACTACGGACGACGCCCATTGCCTTACGGGTTCTCTCTTTATCTTTTATATTTTTTAATCTTCGTGTAGGGGGTAATCTCAATAACTCTCGTTTTGTCTTACCCTCTAATTGTCTGCCTGTATATCCATTCCTACGGAGTAATCCTTTTAATTCGGTAGTTGTTAATCTTGCTCTTGCCGTTTTTAACTCCCTTGGTTTTTTAGGTTGCGTCCCTTTACGACTACTCGTTTTTACTTTATTATCATCATAATTCTTTTTTGCTCCTTTACTACCTTGACATACGACTTTACCAGCACTTTTACCGCCTTTTAGGGTGAAACACTTTACCATTTTTTTTTATAAGATTTATTTATATATATATGTTAGAAAAAATAATGTTAGGGTGGTTACTTTGGAATCTCTTTGGTGTAGGTCGTCATTGCCTCTCCTATGCTATGCCCCATACTTTCGGCGACTACCTTTTTCTTGTCATACTCCTTCTTAAATTCAGCATCTTTGGATGAATGGAATGCTTTACGGAGTATGTTAGTGGATATTTTCTTATTAGGGTATAGTTTTTGATATGTAGTAATCAAATACTTTGTCAGTGAGTTTCGGTTCATTCGTCCCCCTTTCTTATTTACAAATAGGGGTTGATGTAACCAGTTCGCATAATTTAATTCATACCATTTATCTAATACTTGATACAATGATTTACACGTCCCAGCGGGGTATAACTCACTACTCTTTTTACTATTACCTATCTCTAACATTACTTTACCATTCCTGAAAATACTAAATTCTCTGCTCCCTAATGACTTATTACTCTTATGTTGATTAATGATAAGTTTAAATGAGTTCGTCCCGAAAGCATCTCTTACTAAATAATTTGTATCTCTTGGTAAGTTTTTTATATCATAATTCGCACCAGGAACTTCGACTACTAATCCCCAGACGACTCCGTCATCATCACGCTTCCCACATTCTAAAGTAGCGTATTCGTTTCTTGCGGGGGGTAAAAATGAGTATAGGGAGGTTAATACCCATCTTTGTAGTAAATCAAATTCACTACCCGTAAGTTTAGTCCCTTGCTTTGCTTTGTCGAGTCCCGCTTTCTTTGCCATTTCATTATACAGGTTAAACCCCGCTTGGACTTGTTCGTAAGATATCATATTCTCTCTCTCTCTATCCGTAAGACCATCTTTGAGTTTTGCCTTTGCTTCATCGATTTTCTTCCGTAGGTCATAAATAGCACCCCTATATTTAGTGATTGCGTTTTCACGTCTTTTACCCTTACATAACTTCCCATTATATTTATAACACGTCATTACATTCATAATAGCACTCAAATAGTTTTTACGGGTATTATCACTTACTCCTTTCATTTTATATATCTCCTTGATAATCGCCATTGGTCTCATATAGTAATGCTTCATATGTCTTTTCTTTTTAAGGGTATGGAATTTACCGAATGATGCTATATAATTATCAATCGACGACTTTTTAAGGGTAGGTTTTGCCTCTTGTATGTAGTATGCTAATGATGTTTTCAGTGCCTCCATCATATCCCTATGTTTCATATCATTAATAATCTCTGTTTCTTTCTTTGCTAATGCGATATTTTGTGCGATTTCTCCCGATAATCCTATACCCGACATTTTGATTTGTTTTTATTCTTTGTTTTAATAATATAATATATAATGTTTTCTTTAAGTTGTTTTCTGCTTTGTTTTAATTATTTGTTTTAATATCTTAATAATCCAGTTAGTAGTTCTTGGTATTGTCATTTCTTTAAATTAGTAGGTTTCTTTTTAAATCGTTTTACTTTACCCGTAGTTTTTTTCTCTTTAATTGCTTTCTTTATTTCAGTTTTCTTTAACTCCTTAATGGTGGTAGGTGTTTTTTTAGTTATTCGTTTTGTGGGTCTATATATGTCTCCCTTCTTTTTATATCCCACTCCCCCTCTTTGATTACGCCATTTCTCCTTAAACCATCGACTTAACCCTGTCTTTTTAGGTTTTGTCCCTCCATACTTACCCCCTAACTTCTTATATTCCTTTACCACTAATCCACTTTTATAAGCACTATGTTTCATCCCGCTATACTTTGCCTTTGCTTTCGCCATAATAGATGGATTTAAGATTTTTGACATTATATTTTACTTCTAAATATATATGATATAAAATACAAAATATAAGATTTATCATTTTTTTATATGGAATGTATGGTTTTATGCTTTTAAGGTAAAAAAATGTAATTTTTGATACCCTCTCGTGAAAATAAAATTCTTATAGTAAACTTTTCATTTCACGAGCGACCTGTTTTTTTTTCGATTTTGGCATTAAACTATCCATTACTCCTTATTTCGCAGATTATAACGGAGTTTGCGTTTTTTTTTACCCTTTTTCTTTTTTTTAGGTGGCGGAGTTTCTTCTGTATTTTCATCAATTACGGAGGTATTAAATAAATCATCAATAACATAATTTTTCATTTGGTCTTTTTGCTTTCGACTCATTTCGGCATTTTTATTTAATTCCTCAATAAATTCCTCTAAATTCATATGGAGTGCCTCGTCCGTAGCATCCCACATCATATTATTAACAATGTCATCGCATTCTTTCCACAACTCCTCAATGGGGGTATTGTCTATTTCCGTAATAACAACATTACCATCATCATCTACTACCGATGTAGTTATAACGGGGTCTTCTGTATTTGTATCATCTTCTTTTAAATACCTTTTCAACCATAACGGAGTAAGCAACCATTTTAAAAAATCTAACATTATTATATGGAGAAAATAATAAAGAGAGTATATAAATTAGGGAGATTAAAAAATTACCAGTTTAAACATTGTAGGTGGTATTCATATAAATTCCTTACGGAGGTAACAGATTATATACTCCCGTGGCAGTTAGGGTATGCCCGTATGATATGCGAGCGGAGTGATAATCATAATATAGTAGGTGTAATAGAGAAAGATAATGAATTTACAATTATAGACCTCACTACATTTTTAAAAATGCGAGATGAAAAAAATGACCCCAAAAAAACCTGTTTGAAATTTTGCGATACTCTCCATGAAGTATCAAATTCGAGAACGTATATAGATTATATAGGATTTAACTGCTTTTCATATTTTCAACAACTCAATTCATATAAAATGGCGACGAGTTCGTGGACGATGCCGACGACGATGATGGATTTAGGGGAGACGGAGAACGGGGATAAGTATTACAAAATGAAA